CAAGATTATATTCAACAGGCTCAATGACTCTAAGTACTGGAGCAACATTAACCACAAGTGCTCCAACTGGTTATACTGATGCAGTAACCATCGACTCATCAGGCAATTTTGGTATAGGTACGACTAGTCCTGCTAATAAACTTGAAGTTGTTGAAAGCTCTACAGGCACAGTTAATTTAGCAAGTTTAAGAACAACAGGCGGTGGTGGTCAAGGATTGCTTTTAGGAGTAGATACAACAAGCTCTTATACATACATAAAAAACAATACCTCTTCTACTTATGGTATGACCTTGTGGACTAACGGCTCAGAACGCATGAGGATTGATAGTTCAGGCAACGTTGGTATTGGTACGAGTAGTCCTGATGCACCTTTACATGTTGAAGCCACTAACGCATCTATGCTTTTGTCTAATAGTGGTAGAACACAATACTGGAGAATACAAAATTACGAGTCTGTTGATGATTTAGTATTTAATTTAAGTGATGCTTCTGAAAAACTAAGAATTCACTCAGGTGGTGGTATATCCTTCAACGGAGATACCGCAGCAGCAAACGCATTAGACGATTACGAAGAAGGTACTTGGACAGCTACTTTACCACAAGGCGGAAATGCTATCTATCAAGTCAATAGCTACATAAAGGTTGGTAGGTTGGTTACTGTATATTGTCAATTTAGAGGATATGGTACTCCAAACAATAGCAATACTTTTCAAGTTGGCAATTTGCCATTTGCAATGTCAGGCGGTAGTCAATATGGCTCAGTATCATGCGCAAGAGGATTTCCAAGCGTTGCTAAAAGTATTGTTGCTTATGCTACTGGAAGCGTTATTCAATTTCGAGCAGTACCGCATAATAGCTCTGGCGGTGGTTGGGGTGATTTGCTTAACAGTAATTTAACAGGATATACCAACGATTTTGATATAAGTTTTGCAGTCACATATTTTACAAGTTAACAAATGATTGCACCCTATAAATCAAACATCAATACAATGGTTACTAATGCTTGGATTCTTGATACAATTTATTATTAATACCTTTATATATTATGGCAGATACATTTACCACAAATTTAAATTTAACCAAGCCAGAGGTAGGAGCATCTACCGATACCTGGGGAACTAAACTAAATAGTGATTTAGACGATATTGATGCGCTGTTTAGCTCGACTGGTACATCCGTAGCGATGAACCTAGACGGAGCTGTTATTGATAGCTCTGTCATTGGTGGTACAACCCCAGCAGCAGGTACATTTACAACTTTAACTGCTAATACCTCTATTACAGGTACTTTAGCTACTGCTGCTCAAACCAACATTACAAGCGTTGGAACGCTATCAACTTTAACTGTATCAGGAGATGCTACTTTTGATACTTCTACTCTTAAAGTTGATTCTGCGAATAATAGAGTTGGTATCGGTATTACAACCCCTAGTTACAAACTTGAAGTTAATGATGCAGTAAAATTTGATGGCCAAATACGAGCTTCTACAGGATCAGCTTCGGCACCAGCTTATACATTCCATGCAGACAATACTATTGGAATATTTAGAGATACAAATGTTTTAGGTTTTGCTGTAGCAGGATCAGAAAAAATGAGGATTCTTTCTACAGGTGGTATAACCTTTAATGGAGATACCGCAACAGCAAATGCTTTGGATGATTATGAAGAAGGTACTTGGACTGCAACACTTCCAAATGGAGGCAGCGTTATAATTAACAATTGCAGTTATACAAAGGTTGGCAGAGTGGTTAATGTGGTGGTTTCTTTTAGAGGAAACAGTGTTCCAAATAATAGCAGCGTTGCTCAAGTCGGGGGACTTCCTTTTTCAGTGTCCTCTGGTGGGCCAAGCACAATAACATGCGCAAGAGGATTCCCAAACATTAGCAAAAATATTGTTGGTTACGGTGCTGGAAGTGTTATTAAATTCCAACAAGTACCACATAACAATTCTGGTGGTGGAATTTCCGATTTACTTAACAGTGATTTAACAGGATTCACCAATGACTTTGATTTAAGTTTAAAATTAACGTATTTTACTAGTTAATAAATTTATACCTAGTGGATTCTAGGTAAGGAGAAAAATAAAATGGCATTAGAAAAATTAATAATAGAAGATAAAATAGAAATTGTAAGCGAATGGAAGCATGTACAAGTGCGTACTGCTACAGTTGTTAAAGAAGATGGTGTAGAACTTAATAGATCTTATCATAGACATGCTTTAACCTGCTTAGACGATACAAGTAACGAATCTTCTGAAGTGCAGGCAATCTGTAATGCAATATGGACAGATGAATTAAAAGCAGCTTACCAAGCACATTTGGATAGCGAACAAGAATTTTTACAAGGTCAAAACTAAGGAAAATAAAATGAGCATATCTTATGAATGGAATGTAAACACAGTTGATGTGTACCCATCCGAAGAAAACCACAGCAATGTGATTTACAATGTACATTGGCGTTTGAACGCTACCGATACTGAAGTCGATGCAGAAGGTAATCCTTATGTTGCTTCAGTCTATGGTACTCAAAGCCTTGATACTTCAGACCTATCTAACTTCACAGACTTTGACAATGTGACTAGCTCACAAGTTCAAGGTTGGGTTGAAGCTGCTATGGGTGAAGAAGAGGTACAAAGTCTGAAAGATGGATTAGATGCTAATATTGCAGACCAAAAGAATCCAACCTCAGTAACCAAGCAACTTGTAGCTTAGTGAATGGCATTATTTCCCATTACCCCACCAGCAGGCATAGTCAAGAACGGAACTGATTATGCCAACAAAGGCCGTTGGGTTGACGGGGATTTAGTACGTTTTGAAAATGGCTACCTAAAACCTATAGGTGGTTGGTCTAAGTTAAGAAACCTTGCACTTGATGGTGAACCTATTGGGATGCACGCATATTCGGATAACTTAGGTCAACCTATCTTAGCGGTTGGCACTAGACAAAAAGTTTATACGCTTTACGATAACACCTGGACAGATATCACGCCTACTGGTTTTGTAAGCGATGCAGACAATGATCCTTTGGGATTTGGAGCATACCAATATGGCATGGAAGATTACGGAGATGCTAGAAGTCAATCTGGACTACCACTCGATACAGGTCATTTCTCCTTTGACAACTGGGGCGAGATTTTAGTCTTTTGCTTTTCAGGTGATGGTAAGATTTACGAATGGTCGCCTAACTCTGGTGGCACACCCGACACCATTGCAACCGCAGTAACCAATGCACCCACAGGCAACAAAGCAGTATTAGTAACCAATGAAAGACATCTAGTAGCCATAGGATCAGCAGATGATCCTAGAAAGATTGCATGGTCAAACCGAGAAGATAGAAATAACTGGACTTCTAAAGCTAACAATACTGCTGGCGATTTGCAAATACCAACAGGCGGTAGAGCTTTATACGGAGTTAAGTTTGGTGCAGATGTTATTATCTTTAGCGATACTGGTATTAGCAGAATGTCGTATGTTGGCTCACCCTTTGTCTATGGTATCGGTGATGCTGGTACAAACTGTAAAGCGGTAGGTCGCAGAGTAATTGTACCTACTGGTAATTTCTTAGCATGGATGGGTGAAAATGCCTTCTTTGTTTACGATGGTGCAGTTAGAGAGATACCATGCGAAGTGCATGATTATGTCTTTGATAATCTTAATGTGCCAGGCAAAGCAGCATCATGGGGTGGACACAACTCTAACTTTAATGAGATATGGTGGGGCTTTACAAGCGGTACAAGTCAATACACCCCTAACAAATATGTGATATGGAACTATGCACAAAATGTCTGGTCTATTGGTGAACTAGACAGAGGTTGTTGGATTGACCAAGGTGTATTTAACTATCCTATCGCTGGTGATTCTAATGGTTTTATTTACGAACACGAATCCACCACACTTAACAATTCACCAAACATAAATGGTAGATCACCATTCTGTCAGTCAGGGCCAATAGAAATAGGTAGTGGCGACAGATTGGTACAAGTCAATCAAATCATTCCAGATTCAGAGGCTAACACGCTACCAGGAGTAACCATTAGTTTCAAAGGTAAATTCACACCACTAGGTGCAGAAACCGATTTTGGCGACTTTACTTTTGAAAGTGATGGCTATACCGATGCAAGGTTTACAGCCAGACAAATACAAATGAAAGTAACAGGATCAACCACCCAAGACTTTCAAGTTGGTAATATCAGAATAGATACCAAGGCTAGAGGTAAAAGATAATGGACTTTTCCTCACAAAGGCAATATATCCAAAGAGCCGAGAATGTGCATATCAATATTGCAACAGCTAGCACTGATTACACTGTTTACACAGCACCATCTGGTGATGACTTTAATTTCTCAGTAATTATTTCTTTTTTGGTTTGCGAACATCAAGGTCAACAAACCCAAATTAATGTAACCAATACCCACGATACAGATACTTTTAATCTATTTAGTGGAAAAGTAATCACTGCAAACAGCAACACAGAATTATTAAACAATCCTATTATTATACATGGTGGA